CAAAAAAAAAAAAAAAAAAAAAAAAAAAAAAAAAAATAACTCTCAAATCTAGTTTAAAAATATCATAGAATCTCGACTAGTAATATCAGATATTTCAAAATATCATATAGGATATCATATATCAATATCCTATATCAATACAATTATAATGCATTATAATCTAGTTTATGTTAATCTTATAATCTAGTTTAGAATAACATTGTTTCAAATAATAAATTATAGATTATTATTTGAAGAAATAAAAAAAGATCAATTAATTATTCAAAAAAGAATAATTAATAAAACTAGATTTTTTTTATATTAACTTTATTCTATCATAAAATGAAAATAAATTATAAAATCTTAACTAGATGTAACATCAGCAATCCTTATGGTTTTCTCATCTATCATTAGATCTCCTTATATAAGTAATCCTAATCACACCGATCAGAAATCCTGATGATACGATTTGTTACTAGTGTACCACTTCACAAACCGTCACAGGTTGAGCAAGTTGTAACAAGTTTTTACACTTCATAAGCAACTGTAATTGATCAAATTTTTTGAACTGTGGGTAATTGAAACATTCTGTAATCAAATCCTCTTAAGGTTTTCTGCGGGTTTTCTTCAGGTTTTCTCCCTTGTTTTTTGGGAGCAGACGCGGCAATCTTGACCCGTTCGCCACCGACTGAGCATGACCAACTACTGGAGACCAAACCTGAAGACTGGTGAGGTTGTGTACTGCGATCAGCATGGTTGCGTTCTCCGAAATGTTCCTGATGCACATAGTGTAGCAAATGGCAACAGTGTGGGCGAATCAGAATGTTTCAACATGGTTAAGATCTTAACGGATCTCCTGCCCGATTCTCATGGGATTGCCCGTGAGAGTGTGCCAGATCCCAAACTGTTTGAGTGGCATTGACCTCCTGATGGTTCTCCCTATACAATAAGAGAGTTCATCACCACACCGCATGAGCATGATTACTCAAGAGCAACGACCCACCACACTGCGGGAGCAACTCCTAGAGTGTATGGATCAAAATGGTTGCGTCTCCTATGCTGTCGCCATGGGAGTCTCCCGCCAGCATGGTCTGGCATCAGAATTCATCTCTGAATACGGGTTCAGCACCGACTGGTCATTCGGAGTTGATCTGGGAGAATTGCTTGTCTGGTTAGGTTACTGAATGTTACGGGAGGGTTCACACCCTCCCTATCCATCCTGTATGATTCTCTTGTTCTTCACCACACCGCAACCATGTATGAAGTCTGGTATCAGATCCCTTATGGGGAGTGTGAGACTCGTTTTCAAATCTTTCAGACCATCGATGAAGCGATCCGCATGGTCAATTTCTACCGATCCTGCGGTTCTCCCTCAGGATGGAGAACGCTTTCCGAAATCTAGTCTAGTATATTCAAATCTAGTCTAGTATATTCACACAACCATTCAAACAATCATGCCCTGGATTCATAAAAACGGAAAATCATCACCAGATAAAAGATTCAAAAATGTGAAAACACAAGCAAAGAAAGCAGCAGCAAACAAGAGAAAGAAGAAATAACTTAACATTAAGTTACTGCCTTCTCTGATGGGATCGCGGTGTCGGGTGTGGTGATCTAATCTGCGATCCTATCACAGAGGGCAGTGACTTAGGTTAAGGAGTGGACACTTTCTCAGGTGGCACAGTTGTGCCACTTTTTTTAGTGTCACATCCTAAAAATAGGTTCTACTTCCATTCTAGCACGCGCCTGGCACCCCTGCGGGTCTTGTAACATTTCGTTTGATCAGTGTTTTTTATGGGTCTAATAAGCGGTGCTGATGCTTGTAACATTTCGTTTGATCAGTGTTTTTTATGGGTTTGATTAGTGTTTCTAATGCTTGTAACATTTCGTTTGATTAGTGTTTCTTATGGGTCTAATAAGCGGTGCTGATGCTTTGTTTGATTAGTTTTTCCTATGGGTCTAATAAGCGGTGCTGATGCTTTGTTTGATTAATTTTTCCTATGGGTCTAATAAGCGGTGCTGATGTTAAGCATTGCAACAATCGACGCCGTTGGCGCTGCCGTACCTATAGATTGACGGAGTCGTCAATCACCACACCCGACATGTCCAACAACACCACCGCTGCCGCTCACTACGCCGCTTCCCTCTCTCAGACCGTTGATGCGATCGACGCGATCGCTGACCTCGTCTTTGACACAGAGTCTTTCGACGTGCGGATCGACCGCCGCATCGCTGAAGCGAAAATTGCCAAGCGTGCCGCCGATGATGCCGCACAGTATCTGGCACAAATCCGCGCTGAGATCCTGTCGCTGATGATCGACAGCAACCTTGCGACCTTTGAAAGCGAGGCAGGCAAGGTCACCGTCTGCAAGGGCAAGCGGACGGTCTCAGTGACCGATAAAGCGCTCGCCGCTGAGATTGCCCTGATTAAAGAGCGCGGCGTCCGCACAGGGCGCTGCACAGAAAAGCAGGGCGCGGACTACGTCATCATCAAATGACGCTTAACGGGAGGCGGAATCGCCTCCCTATTTCATACAAACCACACCACACTTTCCTGCCATGATGACACTTTCTCTCTGTGATGAGCGTATAGTTTATGAAGCAATCTTCCGCCATGTTGAGCACTTAGCGGAACAGAATTGGGGCAGTTCCGATTCTATTCTGGCAGCAAAAGTCGCCGTCGATTGTTTCCCTAAACTCGGGTACCCTGTGCCCCATTGGATAACTGTTCTGGCACAATCTTGATCAGTTAGTTACACTTTCACCCTACACTTTCCTGCCATGATGATTGCCACCGCCTTTATTGACAAGTGCTCAAATGAACTTTGGGAGGAGATTTATTGGTTGGAGAATCAACCAATCACAGTTGAGAATGCTACACTCTACGATGAGATTCTGGCAGAATTGCGCACCCGAGAGCGTCGCCGCCAGTATCTAATTGACAACTTCTGAGTTACACTTAGGGAGGCACAATCGCCTCCCTTCCTTTACACCTTTCACCACACTTTCCTGAAATGTCTACACTTTGCACTCGCAAGATTGAATGGGAGAATGGCACACAGTGGTTAAACTTCCCTGAGTTAGGTTCAATCTACACTCAAACTATGCTTGTCTTTGATGAGTATGAAGGCAAGTACAAAGTCTCTTTCAGAGTAGGCGACGGCAGGAGATTAGGTCTCCTATTTGTAGAAGTGGAGTCCTACGATTGCGACGGTTACGCTTACACTCGGCACTATTGTTTAGGGCAATTCTATACAAACGAAGGTGCAATCAAGTTCGCTCAGTTTGCATTTGATCACTTTTGTTTAGAGTTTAATTGGAAGGTTTGTCCCTCTTTTGAGTGCGTTGATTACATCGACGGCGACCCATGTACGCTCGCTGGTGATGAGATAGTGAGCGAACTTATCTGAGGTTAATTACACTTAGGGGCAGCGATTGCTGCCCTTATTTCATACTATTTCAATTTCGTAACATTAGCAGTGCTGATCAGTGCCTTATGCGTGATAAGCAGTCCTTATGCCCCCCTACCCCCCCTGTGTTAAAATCGATGGGTCCCTCTAGTCTACAAAGTGTTACGAACGCCCATAAGATACAAGACTCAAAGGATTCTCCCATAAGATACAAGACTCAAAGGATTCTCCCACAAGATTCAAAACTGATATATAATTCAAAAAGTAATTTACATGAAATGCAAAAAAATCCGGACAAAAATTTTGTGACCGTAGGGGTCGATCCAGCAACAGACGAATATTATGTTACAATACCTGAGTGGATCATCAATGATTTTGGATGGTATGAAGGTACTGAGGTTGAGTGGGTCATTGATGGTGACGAATTGTTATTAAAAGAGGTTCAAGATGAATGAAGTAATGGGCACTATGTATCACATTTATTTAAAAGATAAATGTTTACATTATGGATTAACAGAAGAAGAATTTTCAAAGGCTTGGGAGACTGCCAAGGGTATGGTAGGACTCATGAAAACTGAGTACACCATTGAGGATCTGAGTTATGAGGAACTCAAATACTCAAGGACGGCAACAATCGACTCATCTCACTAATTGACGAATCACTATATAAGTGGTATGATACTGAAGTAAAAATCATTCGATTATGGCAAAAGGATTCACTGTAAAAGCAAACCCACCAAAACCATCAGTAAAAGAAGAAGAGTGGGATTATGCATTAGCAAAAGAAATGATTAAAGGAAAGACAGTAGTATTCTGTCTACCAGGTAGGAGCGTTTCATATACTTATTTGAAGCACTTTGTTCAATTATGTTTTGATTTGGTACAAGCAGGTGCAAGTATTCAGATTAGTCAAGACTATAGTTCCATGGTGAACTTTGCACGTTGTAAGTGTCTCGGAGCAAATGTTTTAAGGGGACCCGATCAAATTCCCTGGGACGGACGTTTGCAGTATGACTATCAGTTATGGATTGACAGTGACATTGTATTTACTTCAGAGAAGTTTTGGCAATTAGTATTAATGGATAAGGATATTGCCGCTGGTTGGTATGCAACAGAGGATGGATCAACAACATCCGTTGCACACTGGTTAGAGGAAGACGATTTCCGTGGTAATGGTGGTGTGATGAATCACGAAACGGTTGAGAGTATTTCAAAGCGTCGTAAACCATTCACAGTTGATTACACAGGATTCGGATGGCTCTTAATCAAAAACGGAGTCTTTGAGCACTCTGAGATGAAGTATCCATGGTTTGCACCAAAGATGCAAGTCTTTGAGAGTGGCGAAGTACAAGACATGTGTGGCGAAGATGTCTCATTCTGTCTTGATGCCAAGGAAGCAGGTTTTGAGATTTGGTGTGATCCTCGCGTTCGTGTCGGACATGAAAAAACTCGCGTTCTCTGAGACTTATGGAAATATATCCAGATACAGATCGATATAAAATCCTTGTAAAGGGTAAAACCAAATATAATGACTTGACAACGGATGAATTTTTCGATAAAATTCAAGACATGGCAGACAACTTCTATGCCAATAAGGGTCCTGGTCCCGATCAAGTATCCTTTCAGTACAACTCTCAAGGTTCTTATGGGGAATCAATTTCGATAGGATCTACATATCCTCAAAGACCCACAAACACAATTACTATAAGCACATAGGAGATTTATCATGGCAATGCGAAAAGGTGGCGGATACGTCGAAGGAAAGCCCAAGAAGTCTCGTCAGGGAAGAGGCCAGCATACTAAGTACGCTGCGTCTTCTCGTAACAAAGCACGTAAAAAGTATCGTGGACAAGGTAAGTAATTAACTTTTAGACAGTATTCAACCCCCAACATTCAATTAATGTTCATTAGGTAATACGCAAGTTAATATACAATCAATATTCAATCGCTAATGTTTAATTAACATTCATAAGCTAATATTTGAAAGGAGGTAGCAATACCTCCTTTTTTAATGGAAAATAAATATCGAATAGGGATAGGAACCCCTCAAAAAGTTCTGTTTTAAATAAAACAGGAGCACTATGGGCAATTTAAAAGTCGATAGAAACAAGGACTACATGTACCAAATGTGGGGAACTACGAGTTTAATTACTGATTATTGGTCTATGCCTACCCAATCAAATGATCCGGAAGACTTTACAATGGAAGAACTTGAAAAAATGAAAAATACTGATAAATAATTGAAAAAAGTCATTTACAATGGCGATTAAAAGAATATCAAGATCATTCAAAGACATTAGTTTATCATTTGATAGACATCCAATCACTGGGGATATCCTTACTCTCACAAATGAAAGAGCAATTACGCGATCAATTCGCAATATTGTCGAAACTATCCCCAGTGAGCGATTTTTTAACACTGACTTTGGATCAGATGTGAGATCTTCTTTATTCAATAATATGGACTACGGAATTATTGGTATTATTCAAGATCAAATTTTACAAGCGATTCGAAATTATGAACCAAGAGTTGAAAATGTTGATGTTGATATAAATCCCCTATTCGATGACAATTCTCTTGATGTCACTGTTATTTTTGATATCATTGGACAAGATTTTCCAACACAACAATTCACATTCGTTCTAGAAGCAACGAGATAAAATGCCATTTACAAATTATACAAACTTAGATTTTGATCAAATAAAGACAGAAATTAAGAATTACCTCAGGGCAAATTCAAATTTCACAGATTTTGACTTTGAGGGGTCAAATTTATCAATTTTAATTGATATTTTGGCATATAACACCTATATTTCATCATTTAACTCCAATTTGGCAGTTAATGAGGTGTTTTTAGACTCTGCAACAGTCAGAGAAAATGTAGTATCTCTTGCAAAAAATATTGGATATCTCCCCAGATCCAAAGCAGCAGCAAAAGCAACGGTTTCATTTGATATTTCTGTTAACAATTCAGTATCATCAGTCAAATTACAACCAGAATTGGTCTGTGTAGGAAGAGTAGATGACTCATCTTACATATTTTCCATCTCTGAAGAGATTGAAAGGTCTGCAGTTAATGGAGTAGCATCGTTTTCTAACATAGAAATATATCAAGGAAGGTATTTAAGGCAACAATTTACCGTAGATGCTTCACTAGATCAACGTTTTATCATCCCAAATGCGAATGTTGATACAAGTACAATACGTGTTTATGTCAAAAATATTGGTCAAAGTGATCCAGGTGAGCAATATTCCCTTGTAAATAACCTTTTAAACATAAATTCACTATCGAAAATATACTTGATTCAAGAAGTTAAGGATGAAAAGTATGAAATTATCTTTGGTGACGGAATTTTTGGCAAAAAATTGGAAAATAATTCAGTTGTTACGATAGATTATGTCGTAACTGATGGCAGAGATGGTAATGGAGCATCTAATTTTGATTTTGTTGGCAGTTTGAAAGATGGAAA